CCATGGCCCGCCGGAATGTATTTCTGGCCCCGGTAGGTGCCTTGAAGAACAGGGAGCGATGCCCATTCCTTGGCTAAATTCGTTCCAAATTCCTCGTTGGACAAATGCCCCGATTGCCACTTCGACAGGCCTCGCTTTTCCATCAGGGTCATTGTAATCCCGTCCTGCGTTTCGGCGTTGAACAAAGCGCTGCCATCGACGCGACCCTTTGACACCATATCGCGCAGCGTGTCCTCCATGACCTGGACCGCGCCCGCCGCCTCGCTGTTTTGATAGGGGTCAATGCGTTGCTGCCATGCCAGCACCTCATTCACTGTCATTTGCGTCAAAGGCTTTGGCGGCGCGTGCTTTGCAGAAATAAGCCCCGAAAACACGTCATAATCTACCTTGCCGCTGTTTTCACTGCGATAGATATATTCCAGTAAGCCCGCTGTATGCTCGGTCATTCTTTTTCCATTATCTCGCGGTATTTGCGAACAAGAGCCAAGTATGATGGGTCTTCCCCGTTTTGGATTGCCTCAAGAATGGCCGTGGCTCCACGGCTTTGGACGTATTTTTTGGCGCGATTGTCTTTGGCTTCATTGTGCGCAGCCATGAGCCAATCCATTTCCACCATCGCCTCATAGTCAGCCCGCACGTCCAACGTGCCACTCAAAGGCACCCACGTGCCTCGCGGCCCGCGCATTTTTACATAGTATTTTGGCGGAACTCCGCTGCTTGGGTCTGTGGTCAGCTTGTAATCCACCCCCGCCTTCAAGGTGTGCCCAGTCAGCAGCTCTCCTGACAACAACAGCTGTGCGGGGTTCCGTGATGCCGATTTAATAAAAGCCTCTTTCAAAAACGGGTCGCTCTGGCTTTCGATCATTTCCTTGATGTGATCGCTGGCCAGAATATCGAAGGGCTTTGGTGATCCTACAATGTCACCCCAAATGTGCTTCACTGCCTCACCCAACGACGTGGCGGCGGGTCGGGCGAACCATTTTTCGGGCGCTGTTGTCGATCGCTCAAACCCTGCCATGTATTTGGTTTCAACCCATCGCTTATTCATGCTTTGTTTGGCCATGCTCATGGCATCTTCAGGATCATTTCCCACGCGAACATATGTTTCAAACAGGCGCACGGCCTGATCCTTTTCCTTGCTGGTAGCATCGACCCCATCAAAGATGTTGTTCATGACCGCTGAACGGACCCTTTCACGAACGTTGTCTTCTGACACGCGCCCGCTTCCAAACCATCCATCCTTGGCAAATGTACCGTCGGCGCTGATTGCGTTGGCAAAATCCTTGTCGTCCCAATTTGGGTCCATCGTTTCCCACAGGCTGATTGCTTGCGAAACGCTTTCTTGCGAAGGCCCGCCATCGCCGTGAAGGACATCAGCCATTTCAAAGATTGCCGTCAGGCGTTCCGGCACTTCCCCCGCCATATTGATTACGCGCCCATGCTTGTTGGGCTGCTCTTGCAGGTCGCGGTAAACCAGAAAGGCCGCCGCAATTTCGTCTGGGTTCTGTGTGCGGTCCAGACGTGTGAACACCTTTGCAAGACTGTCGGGCAGAATTCCCGCATTCTTTACAACCTCCATCGCCCGGTGGCGATCATCCGGATCACCGTTGCCCAACTCCAACCAAGATTGCGGCGTGGCCGGGGTGGTCCAACCTAGCGCTTGCGCAACAACACGATCACCCGCAGCGCGGTTTTGGGCTGTGTCCGCCGCCCATCCGCTTCCGAAATCGTCGACGCGACCAAGAACCAAGTCTTGCGCGTCTTGGTCTGACTGACGTTTGTTGGCCCCGCCCATGAAGCCGCGCACATAGTTTGCAGCCGCTTGCGCCATCTGCGGATCCCCGACGCTTTCGCCGGGGCGGGTGAAGTATGTGCGCAGAAGCTCATCATTGTCCCCGGCCAGCAGGCTGTCCGTCAGGGCTTGAAGCTGTGCGGGCGTGGCATTGCCAAGATCAAAGTCCCGCGAAAGGCGGGAATGTGCTATAGACTGAATGATCTGCTCAACGTAAGCGGCCTTTTGATCGTCTCGAATGACTTCCGCGTTCTGGTTGTTGATCAGCTCAATCATATGTTCGACGTTTGCTTTGGCCGCGTCGTCGTTTCCGCCCATAATCAGGTCATGTGTGCTGGTGATCGCGCTGGCGACCTGCAAGGGAAACTGCGCCTTTGCGTCGGCAAGGTTTTCCATTGCCACGCGGTAGCCAATTCCAGCCCCCGCATCGACCATAAGGCCCGTCGAGATTTGCTGGAACATTCCCTCCATGCCCTCTGGGATTTCCTGCGACATCGCGGAGAGGCGACCTTCCGCATCTTCCACAAATGCGTCCAGATCATAGAGGTTGGCGTTTCGGGCGTCATTGATCTGCGCTTGGATGCTGGTGTTCAACTGGTGGGCGTAGCGGTCCTCGATACCCAACAGGTAGCTTTTTTGCGCAATCTCACCCATCCGCTTTGTGGGATCGGGTGGCATTTGCGGCATACCGCTTGGGCCTGTGGAAAACACCGCGTTTTTCACTAGGGCCTTGGCTTCATCTTCCGCCGCAACGGCCATGCCTTGGGCGTATTGTGCTGCACGCTTGGCAAGCATTCCGGCGCTGTTGCGGGCAACGTCCACCATCGGATTGGGGGACGCGCGCACTGCTTGGCGTGTCGGGTTGACCGCGATCGTTTCGCGTTTGCGCATTACTGGCATATCAAGCCCACCCTAATGATTGTTTAATGCTTTCCAAGCGGGTCTGTCCTGTATGTGATTTTTGATAACTTTCTTCGGCGGCATAGATCGTATCGGCGGCGCTTGCGAAGCCCGAGAACATGGACGCCGCGGCCTTCATCTTGCCATCCAAACGCGCCATTGCGGCTTGCGTGTCGAGCGAGCTGGCCTCCATCCCGTTGTTGCGCAGCAGGATTTTGATGTTGTCCTGCATGTCCGCAAGGTTGCCCTCATTTACGCTGTCAAACGATCCGAACGCCACGCCGGACATCGCCATTGCGGCGAAGTTCATTTCCATCTGTTCGGTATAGCTCTTGGTTAAACCGGCGATTTCGGATGATGTACGGGCGCTGCCCAGCACCTTCATTACATCCATCATCCCGCTTTCAAAGCTGGCCACGGACTTGGCATCGATAGCCCCGGCATATCCTGCCAGAACATCGCCGCCCGCAGAGGCTAGAGACAGTGCGTCACACATAAACGTTCATTACGACGGCTCTGACACCCACATGGCCGGGATCGGTCCCAGACACCTGCATATCAGGCTCGCGCCCCCATTTACCGATGTAATATTCGCGCCATTCATCGACAGGCGTTGGCGCAGAAAGCGCCGGATTGTCCAAGGACGACAGGACGTTTTGCCCCTCAACCACCCCTGTGACCGTGTTTTCCCAATGGATTTCAGACGAAACCAGACGTTGCGTCTTGCCCGCCTTTGGTCCCTGTCCTGTGGCTGCCACCGCCGGGTGCATAGTGAAGGACCACGGCATTTCATCGCCAATAATCAAACTGGTCACGGCTTCTGGTGTTGTAAAGTTACCACTGCCATCAACGGTCACATCCGAATACACGCTGCCAAGGCTTTCCAGTTGCACGGTCTTGCCCGTCTGGTTGGGTTCGTTCCATGCCGTTATGGCCGGATCGTTTGTCAGCTTGTCGCAAAAATCCATACTGGCGCGGTTGCTGTCCGCCGTATCAAATTCCACCAGCCAGAATGCACCATCCCGGTCTGCCAAAGCAAAGAGCCGCGTGCCGCACCCCGCAACCGAATGAAAGTTTCCGGTTCCGAGCGTCCAGCGCATAAAACCAAAGGCATCATCCTGCGCGCTTGAGTGCATGACCAAAAGAGAGCCGTCCTCATCGTTGGTAAAGAACAAATAGGGCGTCACTTCTTCTGCGGAACCTGCGAACATCGCTGCGTGGTTGGGCGACTTCACCCAATCCGCTGTCACCACCGTAACCGCCGGGGCCAAATAGTCCTTGTCGCGGCCTTCAACGCGCAATTCACGAATGTGATTGCCGTTGGCGTCAACAAAGAACGTGCCTTCATCGAACCGGAACGGGCGCGTGTAGGCTGCGCCATGCTTTGTCGCTTGAACCGCGCGGGCAGTTTCCTGCGTGATCGGAAAATCCGTTGTGCCGGGGATATAAAGCTCCCCCTTGTCCGTAAACACCAACAGATCAAAGGCCGATACAAAGTGGCGTATTCGCGCTTGCTCCCCAATGCCATAGAGAGCCACGGCGTCGATCGGCGATCCGTCGCCGGTATCAAAGTCTGTAAAGTTCGACAGGGTTGAACCCCATGCGGCGTCTGGCAGGCTTGTCGTGCCACCAAGCCAAAGGCGCGTTTCGTGAACCGTCGCCGCTTGCGGCCATCCTCGGTGCTCCGAAAAGGCCGGTTCCTTGATGTTGCGAAAGCCAGAAAGCGGGATCATGAATACGTCAGCGCCACCCACTAGACCGTCACTGGTCGGGGCCGTGCCTGTGGCGCGTATTTCAAAGTGGTCACGGTCCACGACGCGGCGCACAACATATGCCGACGCGCCCGCTGCCGGAGCTGGCGCAGAGGACGCGCTTGTGGCTTGCAGCGTTGCCCCGTCCAGAAGTGCGCCGCTGGCGTCGTCCGCAGACAGGCCGACAAAATACACGCTTTCACCAACTTTAAAGCCATGCTCAAAGGCTGCGACCTCAACCAGCTTGGAATTTTTGCGCACCCAAAACGGGTTGCTATCCAAATGCTTTGCAATGTCGCGGTAGACCTTCACATCTGCGGTGCGCGCGTCAGTCACGGCTGTGACTTCAAGTTCGCCATCCAAAATGCGAATGCGGGAACCAACATGATCCGCGACGAAATAATCGGCGCTTGTCGTCATTTCCCCTGTGCCCCCTGACAGGTTGTAGGACGCGGGGGCCAAACCGGCTGCGGTTTCAATATAGCCGCCATATCCCGTCGAGGTGCCGCGAGAGGTGAAGATCGTGAGGTTCGAGATCATCCCGTCTGGCGTAAAATCAAAGAATGGCGCACGCAGGCGGGTTTCATCATCCGACAGATCAAAGGCAAAATCGGCAATGGAAAACGTGCCAGCTCCGGCATCAAATTCGACAATTTGCGTGCGGAACGTTTCGTCGGTAATCACCATTCTGTTGGTTTCATGGGCAATGCTCATGAAGTCCTTGGTTGTCGCGGTCCAACCCGCGCCTGTGAAGGTTGCGCGCACGGAAAGGGTGAGGTCATAAATCGTCAGCTTGGCGGCTTCAAACACCAGAATGAATTGCGTGGTATTGCCGGAAGCATAATCCCAGCTTTCAAGCCTGGCCTGTGTTGCCACGGCTACGCGGTTGATGGTTCCCCATCGGCGCATCATTCTGCCATCGGCCAACACCATCATGTTGTCCGCATCTTTCAGGCTGGCCCGATAGGCTTCTGTGTCTTGGCGGACGCGAAGGCCACCTGTGCGGCCCCTGCGAAAGTCTGCCCGAAAATCATGGAGTTTTGGCATCAGCGGCGGCCCCCGCGTCGGGCACGAATAAAGCCTTTTGTATCAATCCGAGAAGGCGTGCGGCCTTGGGCGTCACGCGATCGAGCCTGCATCATAGAACGCTCGCCCCGTTGCAGGGCAAAGCCTGCGGTGCGTTCGTCCTGCGTGATCGGCATACAAATGGCAGCGGCCAGTTTGAGAATAAACGCGCGGCGGAAATATCCCGGCCAAAGCGACGGGTCCACTGTGATGGTTACGTCTGCCTTGATAACAGCGCTTGTATCGAACGCCGCCATCAGGGCCACCTTTCGGCCGTACACATCAAACGCCGCTTTCTGATCGTCCTCCCATATTGAATGGACTGCCAGCGCAGAGGTGGGCAATGCAAACATTCCGTTCCAAGGGGCGGGCGCGTCTCCCGGCAAAGCGGCAAGCGTGATCCGGTCGCGGGCGAACCGCCACGGATAAGACGACAGGGCTTCTTCCAGAATATCGTTGAACAAGGCGTTGCCAGTACGGGCGGCAATCGAGTTGTCCAAAAAAGTTGTGATCGGGCTGATCCCAAGTTCTGCCAGCGCCGCATTCATGACTTTGATCGAGGAGTTTGAGCTTGAAAGCGGTGAAGACATAGACTGAACCCTTTTCTAAAAAAAGGGCCGGAGCGAACCCCGGCCCCCCTAAGTTTCCAACCCCGTCTGCCACCGGGGTTAGGCCCCCATTACGACGGCTTCGGTGAAAGGCTGGAACAGACATACATGCCTGTATCCTCAATCACAGCAGCGCCCAAAGACATGGACGATACAGCGGACCAAGCCGAGTACGTGTTTTCCCAATCCCACTTGGTTTCGATGTCGGCGTTGACACCGTGACCAACCGCAGAGCGGTGCCAGCAGAGATTTTCCGCCACGTTTGGCGTGGTGTTCCAAGTCACGTTTGGCAAAGGCATCCACATGGTGCCCATCCAATACTTTGCGGTCATGCCGCCCTTGAAGGGCAACATTTCTTGGCCGACATAATCGGCGTTCGCAAATTCGGACACCTGCAAGAACTGCGACCATGCGTAGGGGTGCAGGGCCACGAAGCGCTGGCCATCGTCAGGCACTTCGTTGACTTGGAAGGTTGTCAGAATTGACATTGCCATCCCGTAATCAAAGGCCGCAGCAGCGTCACCAAGGTCGGTGGCATTTGCGCCTGCTTCCATTGCGGCGATCAGAATGTCGTCCGTCTTTTTCCCCAAGGCCGCGACGTGGGCGCGGGAATGAGATTGGCGCTCCTCGATGTTGAGCTTCAACAAGTCAAGGTCATCAACCAGCGTCGGCACGTACCAGTCGGCCATGTCGGCTTTCACGCGGGTGTGCGTTGGGTCAATGAATGTGTGGGCGGCGTTGCGCGTTTTGGTTTGCGCGGCAAGAGCGCCGAAAACCTGCCAGTAAACAGATTTGGCCTGAATTGTACCCTTGCGGGTCATGTTTTGCAGGCGGGAACCGAACTGGCGGTATGTGAGGTGGACGTCTGCGTTGTATTCTTCAACGAAGGCTACGTCGATTGTGCTGACCATTTTGTGGGCCTTTCAGTTGGTGTGAAACACTTGTCCGGGTGTTCCTCCAACTGTGCATCTGCGGTTGTTCCTTATTGGAGCCGCTGCCAGCCTTCGGGGCCGTTTGCCGGTTGTGACCAAAATGCCACATGCCGACTAAAGGGACGATCCGCTTTTGTTTGGCTTATGTCAAACCCAAGATGTTTCAGCCATCGAATTCGATCTGTCATGTGCGCCGGAACGACATTGCCAACGGCCAGATAATCGCTCCGCGTTGCGGCGATAAATTGCCGCGCGAGCCGCGTTGTTTCCCGCCAATGGACGTCCATCAAATCGGTGCCAAGGAGCCAGATTGCGCCCAACCCGCACGGCATGGGAGCAATGCCGCAAATGGCCAGAAGATCACCGTCATGTAGCATGGCCCAATGGGGAAACTTGGGAAACTGGTCAATCATTTCGCGCCTGATTGACCAGTCCCGATAATACCGCCCTGTGGCTTTTGCGTTGAATTCGATCTCGTCCCTGTCGCTTTGGCGCATCAAAGAGCAGAGCGTTTCCAGATCGTAGAGCGTGGCCGGAAGTAGGCGGGTTCTCATTATTGTTGCTTTTGCCCCGGCAACTTGGCAAACGCTGCCCATTTGTCGCGCACCATTTTGGTGTAGGAAGCGTCAGCGCCGAACTTCGGATCGGCTTGCAATGCACGAATGTTTTCTCGCGTCAGCTCGGGGTCTGGAGCAGGCGTGTCGCCGGGGGCGTATCCGCTATCATGGCCCATCAGCGCCTCAATCAGCTTCACCCCTTCGGCGGTCTGCATGACTTTGCCCACAGTGGCAAACAAGTCCTTGTCGACGTTGGCCGAAACATATCGGTTCACTTCTTCGATCCGCTCTTGCGCGCCTTCGCCAAGCGCCTCGAATTCCTTAGCGTGATCCACCTGCGTCTGTTTCCAGACATCGGAAATCAGGCTTTCAAAACCGTCTTTGGACACGTTGTTCTTCTGTGCCCACTCTCGCAACGATGCGTCTACGCCTTCCGTTGGCTTGGTGAAGCCCTCGGGATAGCCATAGTCCCCATGATCCTCGGGAACCCCGATGCTTTTGCCATATTCTTTTATGGCGTCCTGCATCACTTCGGCCCGCAGATCATCGGTCTTTTTGGAAAAGCTGCGATACATATCCGAATAGGCTTTGGCCTGATCTTCGGGGCTTTCAAACTTTTTCAACAGCCAGTCGGGCCGATCCCCATCTGGTGGCGGCGGGGTTCCATCTGGCGGTGGCGGGGTTCCATCTGGCGGCGGCTGATTGCCTTCTGGCGGCGGGGTTTCCCCTGCCTTGAAGAAGGACGTATCCCCATCCGGTGGCGTCCCGCCGTTTCCATCGGGGGCCTCAAAAAAGCGCTTGTCGTATATGAATGGCAGAAACATAGGCTATCCTTATTTTTGGGTTGGGGTTGTGTTTCGTCTTGCGTCCATGATGCCGAACAGTCGGCGCATTCCCTCTTGCATCCGCAGCTGGCCATCGGAGACTTCCGCTGGCATGACGGTGTTGACCGTAATCATGCGCAGATAATCCATCAAAACTTTCCCGTCAGGCGTATTTAGCGCCGCGCGGCAGGCTTGATTGATCTTTTCCTCACTGGCAGGTGAGCGGGCAAATCCGTCTATGCTTTTGGCCATAGCCTCATGGGCTTGGCGGATTTTTTTATCAAAGGCGGAATTCGCACTCATTGCGCCGGACCTTGTGGCGCTTGGGCCTGCTGCTGCATTTGAGCCATCGCTTCTGCCTGCTGCTTCATTTCTTTAATCACCTTATCGGCTCCCTTGTAGAGCTTGGGATCAAGGCCGAAGCGCTTTTGAAGCCATGGGTCCAATTCCGTCAGCTCATACATAGAGCCTGCCACCTGTGGCCCATACATGGCCGCGCGGGTTTGAAAGTCCTGCATCAAGAGCTGCATGTCCCGGCCATATTGCGCTTGGGCCAAAGGGGAAACGGACCGGAAGCTCAAAGCCCGTCCGTTTTTGGTTGGGAGCTTGATGTCGCCCCGCTTCACACCAAGGAACAAAACGCGCTGCATGTAGCGCTGGATGAATTCATAATAAACCCGGCTAAACCCGGCGCTGGTACGGTGAGCCAGATCAGCCATGCGTTCTGCCACTTCCGTGGCCGTGGCGGGCGTCTTGTTCGGATCCGACAACATATCATTGAACATCGCACGCTTGATATTGGTGCGCTGGTCCCCCAAGACCACATCGCGCATATTGAAATTGCCCGTTGCCATGTTCACGGCTTCCAAGCCGTTGGTGCCAATTTCCTTATTGAGAATTGTTCCTGGGAGAAGGTTCACAGTGTCCGCGTTGATCACGCCTTCGTTGTCGGTCTGATAAATGCCGACGATCGACATCGCGGCGTTTTCCAGAACCAGCTCAAGCATCAGGTTCGTGGTGCGAATTGCGGCCATTGCATTTAACAGCGGGCCACGGCCCCATGTTTCGCCAGCCGCGGTGGACCATCGGAATGAAATGAACGGGTTCGAGCCAATTCCGGACATCTTTCGATCAACGATTTTCACCTTCGGGTCCGCGATCATCACAATATGTCGGTAATGCGGGATGCGCCCGCCGGGTTCCTGAAAGGTATATTCGATCACTTCGACAGGCTTGTCGCCTTCCCGGCTCATGATGCTGACCAAAGCCGGGTCAGAGAAATCACCGCGCGGATACCGCGTCTCAAGCTGTGAGGCTTTCACTTTTGTCGTGCGGAACTGTCCGCCGATGTGGTCGTCGGCCCCGCTTTCGATAAACAAATCCGTGATCGGGATTGCACGGTGGGCCAGCATTTTGCCGGAGTTGCCTTCTTCAACAAGCAGGGTGCCCGTAGAAATGGCAAGGTCATGGAATGTTTCCGCGCTTTCCTGCGCAAAATTGGACGCCCATATTTCTTCAAAGCAGTATTGCTGGATGTCTGCCAAATCGGCGTTCACAGCCTTGCGGTCTTTCGGCTCGACAAGGCTTGAGGCTTCCAGCTTCACAAATTCGGTGAACGGCGGGCATATCCCGGCCTGCATTCGGCTGACAAATTCAGAAACAGCATTGGCCCCGGTTTCATCGAAGATGTCTTCCCCGGCGTCTGCAACGCTGTTGTTGTGGAACCGGCGTCGTGATGGCATCGTCAAGCGAATGGCATCATCGAAGATCGGCTCATATTTCTGGCGTTCCGCCTTGGCGGCGGCCAAGCGTTCCATGACCTGTTTTACGTCCATTTAAGCTGCTCTGAAAAAGGAGCGCTGCGAAAACAGGCTCGTGAAAGGGGACGCTTCGGTCGCACCGACGCGGCGGCGGGTCTGATAGTCTTCCTTGCGCTGGTCGCGCTGGGTCAAATCGCTGGTGCGCTTTTCTGCGGCAGCATCATCCTGTGACACTTTCAATTCCGCCTTGCGGGTCTTGGCCGCTTTTTTGGCACTTGAAGCGGCGGACACA